CCACGTCAGGGAGCGTGAGCTCAAAGTTCGAGCGCATCATCTCGAGCTCGGCTTCTGTCACCAGTCCGCTCACGGGATGACGTCACGCTCCTCGACGGTCGAATGCTGGGGACTCATGTCCGTACGGATCATCCCGATCTCGATCGGCAGTTGCTTCTGCCGGTACATCTTGATCAGGCTCGCGATGTTCGTCGACTTCACCGACTTGCGAACCGACGTCCCCTCGGTGGAGAAGTCGAAGTCCTCGGCGAAGGACGCGAGCCGAATCTCGAGCAGGTCCGCACAGGCACCGTACACGTCGTAGTAGTTGCCGATCGCGAAGACCGGCGGAGTCGTACCAGCAGTGAACGTCCACAACCCCGTACGCAGATCCGCTGTGTCCGGAATGACGTTCACCCAACTGCCGTTCTGGAGCACCACGCCTTCCTCCCAGTAGCTGACGTCGGAGTAGAAGTGAGTCCACTTCACTACGCCGTTCGTCACGAGAGTCTCTGCAGCGTTGAGCTCCATGTAGCGAGCGTCCCGCCGACGTTCGTCCAGTTGCACCTGGATCTGGAGATCCGAGAACTTCTGGCTAGCGCCGGCGGGATCGCTGATGAGGAGCCGAACCTGCGAGATCAGATCCGCCAGTGTTGGTCGGACTGACATCGCCGATCACTACTCCTCGGGTGGAGCTTCCGCGAGCTCTTCGCGTCGCGACTCGACCGCTTCGAGCAGAGTCTTGCGGTTCTCGTTCGCGACTTCGTATGCCTCGACGGCTGCGAGCTGTTCCGCGTCGAGGTCTTCGAGCTGCGGAATTACCTCCTCGACCGTCAGGTCGTCGTACCCTTCGAACGGAGGCTCCGGAGCAGCTGGCTCGCTCGCAGTCGAAGCCTCCTCATCGGTGGAGGGGCGTTCGACTTCGTCCCCCTCCGGACCGTCGATCAGGACGTACTCCGGGTCCTTCATCAGGCGATCGTGGACCGGCGAACCGATCAACTCCTCGAACTCCTGACCGTTGGACCTGCGAAACCACTGAGTGTCGGCCATCTAGACCTCCCTCCTCACGCCAGCCGCAGCGCTTCGATGGTGCCAGTCGCTGCAGCCTCGACGTCGATGTACAGGTTCCCGTCCGACTGCATGAAGCGGTCGGCGTCGACCTGCACGTAGCGGGTCACGTTGTTGAGCGAGAGGACCAAGTCGCCTTGACCGATCCTCGGACCAACCGTGCCCGCCTTGAGCGTGTAGGTCTTCGCCCCGGCGAACGTTGCGTTGAGACGCAGGAGCAGCTTCCGAGCCTTGCCGAAAGCCACCTGATGCCCGTTCGTCGGGTCGATTGCAGTCGTCACCGGTGCCACTGCCGAAGCCTTCACGATCGGAGCTTCGACGATCGGTGTACGTGCCACGTTGCCACCTCCTTCAGGCGGTTACGGTTACGCCTTGTTGGCGTACAGCACTGCCAGCGCGGCGGTTCGAATGACCTTCGAACCCCACACGTGCAGACCCTTCACGGCGTCTCCGAACCGCTTCTCCGGTCGGTACGCCTCCGTCTCCGTGATCTGATCTGCCATCGAGATGGAGATCGGCGACCCGGCCATGATGCGCCAAGTGGTCGCGTTGTTGGAGACGTTGTTGCTCTTCAGGATGTCGAATCCTGCAGCGCGTCCGATCATGCCGTTGCGCAGGATGTCGACGTTCGCCACGGTGCCGAAGCTGACGAAGCGGTTGTCCTTCAGCAACCACCCTTCGAACCAGGGTGGGATGACGCACCATCGACCCGTGTTCGGCACGTTCGACTGGTCGAGCAGCACGCTCAGATCGACCAGGTACTCGTACGCCTTGCCGGCGGTTGCGAGGTCCGTCTTCGGTGACCCTGCGGAACCGCTCAGGTTCGCTGCATCCGCGTCGGTGTAGAGACCAGCGATGTACGTGTCGACCTGATCGGCCAACGCGTAGGCTGCTTCGCCCATCGCCTCGTTCATCACCTTCGGCTTCTGCTGAACCTTGTCGATGTCGTCGACCTGGAAGTTGAAGTACTTCTGCTGGTCGATGAGCAGCAGCGACTGCGCGTCGGTCAGGTTGTCCGGAGTCACGATGTCCGTGTTCTTCGTGTAGTCGCGGACGGTGATGCGACCGATGTTGTTGATGCGAACGGTGTCGCCAGCTGCCGTGATCTCGCCTTCGTAGTCCCGGTTGACCACGCCAGGCTGACCGAACACCAACGCCTTGTTGAGGTTCGAGAGCAGTCGAGCGGACCAGATTTCCGGGATGAAGTTATCGAGCGACATCTACGTGTTCACCTCCTTCAGTTGATCGCGTCTGACCGGAGGCCTTCCTGCAGGACACCCTTGTCCCACAGTGCGTTGATCTCCTCCGGAGTCATCTGCTGGAGCTCTTCGCGAGAGGGAACCTTGACGTCGCCGGTGCGCTCTGGATTCGTCGGCCTCACCCGCGGTGGGTTCGGACCGTCTTCAGCCACGAGCCATGGCTTCGCCTCGACGAGCGACTCCAGTACGTCGGAGATGTTCGTCGCTCGTCCCGTCTCGTCGTCGAACTCGAGCTCACTGCGATCGAGCAGGCGGAACGCCGCATCCGGATCTCGGATGTTCTGCTCCGACGCTACACACGCCTTCACGACGTCAGCTTCGAGCTGAG